GACGGCACCGAGGCCGCGGGATGCCGCGGACAACCCGCCGATGAGGCCACCGCCGCCGATCCCGCCGCCACCGGCTACCGCGTTCTGGATGTCGGTCACGGTGGTGCGGAGGGTGTCGAGGCGGGTGGTGCGGACGGTGACGTCGACGACCGGGTCCTCCGCGTCCAACACCTTGATGGTTCGTTGCAGGTCCTTGATGCGCCGTTCCGCGTCCTTCGTGTTCGCGGTGACGTCGGTCCGTAGGTCCTCCCGCATCTGGTTGCGGAGTCGGGTTATCTCGGCGCGGGCCGCCGCGATGGCCTCGTCGTTGACCCGGACCTTGATCGGCGTGGTGCCGATGGCGTCGAGGGCGGCCTCGGTGTTCTCCGCCGCCGCCGCGGCCTGGTCGAGCGACGTCATCATGGGTTTGAGGCCGGCGGCGACACCGCGGGAGTCCGCGGTAATCCTCATCTCAATGTCGTTACGGGTAGCCATTACGACAACACCCGCGCGACGTTGGCCCCGATGGCCCGATTGATCTTCGGCAACCATTCGCGGACGGTCGGCCAGACGAAGTACCCTTCGCGGCCGAGGTGGGGGAGGAACTGCATCGTTGTACGCCGGCGCACCACGTACCGCCGGCCGGTCCGCGACGTGGTCGCATACCGGACCTTCCGCGACACCCGGCCGCCGTATTCGCCGCCGTAGTAGAGGACGCGGTCGAGGGCGGTGCCGGCGGCGGCCCCGGCTAGTTCGACGCCGTACCGGTCGGGACGAATGGCGACGGACCGGGCGGCGTGCCGTTGGATCGGCGTAAACGCGGCGGTATGCATGGCGCGGACCATCGGCGCGGCCTCGTGGTGGATCACCCGCACCGCCTCGCGTTGGGCGGTCACCGGTGCCCGCCCGAACCTCACCCGGACGGCGTCTAACCCGATGAGTTCCACCCGGCCCTGTACGCCGCCCATCGGGTCACTCCTTTCGCGTGAGGATGTCCAACGCCGTCTCAACAACCGCCGGGTCCTCGCGTTCCCACACCGACACGGGGATGCCGCTACGGATGGCGAGGGCGACCATCAGCCGGCCGAGGGATCGGTCGGGGTACCCGAGGCCGGTTCGGGAGGGTCCGGGGCCGCAGCGCCCCCGTTGTCGTCGTCCGGACTCAAACCCCGGACGTCGACACACTTGGCGTCGAACGCCTCGTACCGGTCGAACGCGCCGTTGATCGACCCGTCCCGCTTCGCCGCCGACCAACCCAGGAAGGTCAGCATGGACAACGACATCGGGCCGACTAGTGAGGACCGGTTGAACTTCGATTCCCAGGCGCGGAGGTCGCGGGCGTCATACGTCGCCTCAACCGCGGTGCCGTCGTCGAGTTCTAGCCGGACCTTCTGACGGAGGGTCACGGTGCGAGCGCCACCTCGTCCGGGGTGCCGACGACGTCGAGGGTGACGTCGAACGTGAGGGGTGATCCGGCGGCCCCGCCGAACGGGATGTCGGCCGTCGGCTTGCATTGACCCGACCGCCATTGCGACGCCGGCTCACCGAGCGCGACCTCGAAGTCGATCTCGGCGGTGGGTTCGGTCGTGTAGGCGGTGTGGATGATGTCGCAGATGCCGTCCACGTCGGTCCAGTCCTGGGCGCCGGCTAGATGCAACTTGTACGCCGGGGACGCGAACGTCTCGGTACCGCAGAACGACTGGAACTCCTCGGTGGTGGGTTCGTCGGTGACCTCCGCGGTGGTGAGTTGGCATTCGTACTGGTTCGCCCCGAGTTGGAGGGTCAACTTCTTGAGTAGGGTTGCCATCGGGTGATTCCTTCCTGGGTTGTTACGCGAGGACGCGGACGCGGATGGTGTAGCCGGGTAGTTCCTGGCCGGCGATGGTGGCGACGGTCGGGGCGGCGTTGAGGAGTTGGATGTCGTGAACGCCGGTCACGGGGGTGTGGTTGAGGGCGTTGGCGACGTCCCGAACCAGCCGGGATAGTTCGGCCTGCGCGTCCCGGTCGTTCGACCGGCCGGTGATGACCGTCACCGGGAACTCCCACGACGCCCAGCAGAACCCGGCGTCGGGGTCGTCGAACGTGATGGTGGGTAACGCGACGACGGCGACCGGTGGCCGCGACTTGTCCGACACGTACGGTTCGACCCGGAGACCGCCGACGCCGGCCAGGAGACCAGCCAGGACACCGGCGACGTCGACGGTCTCGGAATCGGTGACGGCCATCACGACACCGGGATCGTTCGGTGCGGCCCCTCTAGGTGCCAGACGTCGTTGTCGAATGACGGGAGGCGGGCGCCGACGAAGTCGCCGCCGGTGCCGGTCAACCCGACCACACCCTCCGGGCTGTTCCGCCGGGCCGCTAACCGTTGGGCGCGGAGGAAGATGGCGTCCCGGAGGTCGGGGGTCATCACGGGTTCGTCGAACGCGTCCCGGGGGTAGGACACCACCCGACATTGGGCCTCCATCGCGGCGGCCAACGATTCGGTGAGGACCACGTCGTCCTCGGTGTCGTCGGCGTCCAGACCTAGCCACGCCTTGAGCGCGGCTAGGTCCGGGGCGCCGTTCATGGTCACGCGGTCTTGGCCTCGACAAGCGCCTGGGGACGAACGACGGCGGTGAGGCCGCGACGCTCGGCGAGCAACGTGAACACGTTGGAGAGGAACGTGTCGCCGTGCGAGTCGGTGACGTAGAGGTTGATCTGGGAACGGACGTAGTGGTGTACGGCGGCCCGGAAGTCGCCGACGATCGCGGTCCCCTCCGCCTGCGCGGACGACGGGATCGGGGTCAACCCCCAGAACGTCTGGTTGATCCGTGGCCCGTTGAGGGTGTCGCCCATGATGGCGACGTCCATGACGGCCCAGTCGGCGGGGTTGAGGAGGACGGCGGTCGGGGTGTACCCCGCCTCCTGCACCGTCCCGATTCCGGTACGGATCGAGGCGAGGAGGTCACCGGAGACGTTGACGTCGGGGATGGTCGCGGACGCGGCGGCGAGGACGGAGACGGCGTCGGCCTCCTCGGCCCGGACGATGTCGCGGCGTAGTTCGCCGTCGATGTAGGACCGGACGGCCGAGAAGTCCTCCATGAGTTGCCGGGTCAACTGGGTGTAGACGGCCCAGTTGTCGAGGGTGTCGGACGTGACGGTCGGCGCCCATTCGGCCGACGGCTTCGCCGCCTTCTCCGCCACCTTCGCGGCACCGCCGGCGACCTTCGCCCACGACACGTATTCGACGGCGTTACCGGACACCCCGATGGTGGTGATGTTGTCGAGGAGCGGGGTCGGCGCCTGGGGCGGCGTGAGGTCGACGGAATACTTCGTCGGGGTGAGGCCGGCGGCGATGAGTTCGGCCATGCCGGTCGGGAGGGCGCGGGTCTCGACGTCGTCGATGGCGAACATCCCGGACGTGCCGCGGCCCCGGTATCCCTTGAACTCGTCGGACCGGATGAACGCCTCGCCCCACGATTCGCGGGTCTGGATTCCGCGGGACGGTTCGTCGGCGCGTGCCTGCCGGGCCTGCGCGGCCTTCGCCAACCGGCCGTCGAGGTTGTCCGATTCCCGCTGCGCCTCTAGGAGGTCGGCGAGGGACGCGATGCGGGCGTCGAGGTCGGTGGCGCGGGACCGGAGTTCTACGTACGTCTTGTCGTCGGGGGTGAAGTCGTCGGATTCGGCAATGGCGACGGCGGCCGAACGGGCCTCGTCGCGCTCGGCGCACAACTTGTCGATAACGGCGGTGGACATGGCGGGCCTCCTACGGCGCGCTCGGGTTACGGAGCGGCGGAGGTTCGTCGTGCGACTAGCCGGGCCGGCGAACGGGCCATGCCGGGCGCCGTGGTGGCCGTGCGGCTGGGTGCCGTGCTCATAGCGCGGGTCGGGCGGGTGCCCTGCACCATCTGTCGCGCATCAAGATACGCGCCCGGTGCCGGCCGTCAATGAGGCGAGGTAGGCGAGTTCCCGTTCCCGGGTCCGGTCAACCTCGGCGGCCCGAACCGACAACACCCGGGCGTCGCGCCCGTAGGCGCCGGCGGCGACGGGGGAGACGGCGAGGAGGACGGCGCGGTCGTGACGGATCAGCGTCCCGCCGTCCCGTTGCGCCACCCGCATGTGCTTGCGCATCGGCGCGAACTCCACCGACATCTCGTCGAGGACACCGGCACGAAGCAATGTGAGGACGTCGCGGCCGGCGACGGTGTCGGCGATCCGAAGTTTGCCGTAGTGGCCGTCGTCGGAGTCGCGGAGTTCGATGGCGTTACCGATGACCACCGACCGGTTGTGCTGCTGGTCCGTCACCTTCACCCGCGACGGGTTGCCGACGGCGCCGGCGAACGCGCCCCGCGTGAACACCTCATAGAGGCCGGTGTCGAGTTCGGCCTCGACCTCGTATGGCACCATCCGGACCTCGACCACCCCGGTGTCGTCGTCGATCGACTCGACCTTCGCCGCCCGGACCTGGACCCCGTCGAACATCGTGTCGTCAACCATCGTCGGCCGCCTTCCGTCTCGTCCCCTTCGTCGCCGCCTTCTTCGCCGGCGCCTTCGTGGCCGTCGCCTTCTTCGCCGCCGGTCGGGGTGCCCGTCGCGCGGGTGCCGCCGCCGCCGCCTTCGCGGCCCGCCGCCGCTGCTTCTTGTTCGTCACGCGTCCTCCTCGGAGTCGTGTTCGGGTGTTTCGCCCGGTGACCCGGGTTCGACCGGCGGCGACGCGAACGGGAACGTGAGGTCGACGCCATGCGCGAGGAGGTATCGGGCGATCGTGATGGGCCGGGTGGAACACCACGACCGGCCCGCCGGCGCGGCCTTGATGAGGAGGGCGAGGTGGTGCGCCCGGTAGTCGTCGGCGAGTTGGGTGGGTACGCGTTGGGTGGTCACCGTCGCACCGCCGGGGGACGGGACCGGGCCGGGACCGGGGCCGGTTCGGGTGGCGGTAACGCGGGCGGGTTCGCGGCGTTGGCGGCTAGTTCGGGTGGGATCACCGGCGCCGGTTTCTTCGGCAACGGCGGCAACCCCTCCGACGCCCGCCATTCGTCCTCGGTGATCAGGCCGGCGTCCACCGCAACCTTGCCGGTGGCGACCCGTTCGGCGAGGGATGGTTGGGCGAACGCGTCCAACGACACGACGACACCGGCGAGGCCGGGCATGAGGGCCGACAGGACGTCCTGTAGCGCGGTGATCCACGGGGATAGCGCGTAGTCGCGGTGGTTGACCCAGGCGTCCCGAACGTTGTTGTACGTCGCGCTGTTCGCCAACGAGACGTTGAGGGTGACGGGGTCCATCCCGAACGCGAACGCGACGTCGGCGATCGACAACCGCCACGATTCGCCGGCGGCGGCGTCGACGGGGGAGAACGAGAGGGGGACGAACGACGTGGTGGCGTTGAGGACGGCGATGGAGCGGCGGTCGCCGCCGTGGGCGGCCATCCAGTTCGCTTTGAGTTCGTCGGATTGGGTCTGCGTCAACCCCGGCTGCTGGACCTGGATGTACCCGGCCGGCACCCCCGACCGGAACGTCCCGGACATGTATGAGGCGATCTGGG